ATCATTTGTATAATTAAATGTTCTACTCCAATATTTAAAAGTACCTTCACTGGCATATAAGAATCTTGTTCCATAACCTTTTAAAATTGTCATTGTTAATACGATAGTTCCACTTGTATCTCCTAAACAATATATTCTTAATTCATCATAATTACTTGAACTTAATGTTATTGATTGAGAACCAAAATTACTACTTGGGCTTGGATTTTGCCATAAGGTTGTACCACCTAAACCATTAATACCATTTTTTAAATCATTCATATTTGCATATGTTACTTTGTTTTCTTCTGCTACACTTGGTTGTGGGTCTAATGTAACTTTATCATTAAAATTAACTAATGCCATATTATCACTCTCCAATCCTTATTTTTTCACTTATTGAATAATACTTATTTATTTCTACCTCAACAGGTATATTCAAATAAATAGTTGTTTCATCATTAGAAATAAAATCTATACTTGTAATTGCTTTATCTACATAAAAACTTATTGTTGTTTCTTTATGTGTATCATCAATAGCACTCCAATATAATGGTTTTACTGAAGTTGTTGCATCTGTATAATTTATTCTATATTTATTACATGGTGTATTTTGATAATTAGTACTACCACCATCAGTTGTTGCATTATTTACTTTAATAGCACTTGCTAAATATTGTGTACTTGTATCTTCATCTATTACTGATATTGTATTTAAGAAGTTTAAATCAACTACTTCATATACATTTTTAGTCCAACTTTGTGTATCACTATTCATTTGTAAATTAGTTTTACTTATTAAATCATTTTGAGTTATAGTTAAATCATTTAAGTATGTATTTGGTATTTCTACACTCGACATAGTTGTATTATTTTGTTTTGAAATATTGTATAAGTTTCTTGAAAATACTACTGAACCATTGGAGTATAGATTTGTTAGCAGGGGGGATAAACTATCTTTGCCTTCATATGTTTGCCCATTATATTGTGTAGGATTAAATATTTCTTTAACAATAGGGAAGTACCAAGTTGAGTTTCTTGGATCACATGGATATAAATACATAGTTAATAGGTTAAACTTATTACTAACATAAAATGCTCTAAATGATGCTAAAAAGTTTTTATTTTCTCCTACTAATATTGGTTTCCAAGTACCTTCATATCTTTGTACATAATAATCAGCTTTACTAGAACCTTTATCTATCATTTGTGCTATATAAAGATAACCTTGATTGAAATATAGTTGTATTAATTCTTGGTTATTTGGTGTTCCTGTTCCATAACTTTTTTCGTAAACTGTTTCTAATGTATTAGTACTTATTTTATAATGGAATAATTTTATTTTAAGATTTGTAGTTCCAGAACCTATACTTCCTAAATTAGACATTACAAAATAACATTCATTATCATTTATAAAAGTAGCAATATTCTCATTATCTTGATAAGGAATAGGAACATCATTATCTACTACTAATTCAGTATAGTTATAAGTATTAGAATTAAAACCTTTAGAATAATATCTAGCAGTTTTAATAGTAGGATTTCCTTCTCCAATTCTATAAACATATCCAGCAATTAACTTAACTGCATATTTATCACTATTAAATGTTATGTTAGAACAACTATATCTACCCATAATTGAACTATCTACATAGTTTTCAAATTGAATAATAGTAGTCATATTCCATTCTGGGCTTTGACCATAAGGTAGATTTAATGTTACACATGCAACTGACAAACAACTATTAGGGGCATCTTCATATTTAGAACCTACCATTACATATTGTGCTTGAGTAGGATTTTTTGCTAGTTCTTCACATTCAAATACATTATATCCACTTGGGAATGTATAAGAAGTTCTAAATACTAATATTTGTGATCCTTCTATATTAGTAGTAAAGTTATTAAGCATTACTAGTCTTTTTGTAGAACTTAAAATTGTATCATTATAAGCATGACCATAGTTAGTATCATCTACCATAAAATATGTACCATCTTCTGCTTGTTTCATATTTTTGATATATCTTAAATTAGTACCATTATTATATTTATAAAATGTTTTTATTGGATTAAAGTTATTATCTAAAATAACTATTATTCCTCTTATATTATCATTTATACCTGAACTTTCTATTGGTTGATAACCACCATATAAAACAAGTGAATCGTTTTTGCTATCTTGGATTACATCTTCAAAATGCATTCTTTGAAATGTACTTGGTAAATAATTCTTCCATTTTGTACGATTAACCTCTATTACTTCTTTTATTATTTCATCAGCAGTAGGAGTTCCTTCTTGTAGATTGCCTGTTACATAATCTAATAAGTTTTTCTTATAATCTTCTGTCATATATTCCTCCTATAATACTCCATCTAATTTGAAGTCTAATGTTGTATTATTTATTGGTGTTATTTCTTCAATAGATGTGTCATAAAATATTATTAATGCAGTGTTTTCTATATCTATATTACGAGTTATTACTTCTCCTTCACTTATGTTGCCTTGTGATTTTGCTCTTTGATTATCAAAGTAATTAACTGCATCTTCACAATTGAAATTAGATGTTAATTCATATGTATAAAAAATTAAATCACTTGTTATATTCCAATCAATTGTTTTACTTTTTACCATATAATCTTTTGTTAAATTAGGCATTGGTGCATTATAATGTACTATTTCTCCTATATTCCATAAGTTTTGTCCTGTTTTTACTTTAAGAGTAATTTCAGCAGTTCCTTTATATTTTAGATAACTTTGTCCTATCTTTTGTAATTCAGCACTTGAAGTTGTATCATTACGATTCTCATACCTAGATATAGTTCCTTTTCTTCCTATTTGATTTGAGATACGGGAACTTTCACTAGCATTTAATACGATTTCTCTACCTTTAACAATAGGGTAGTAAGTGATAACCAAAACCCCACCACTTGAAATTGTACTTGAACTATTAAATGTATTTTCTCCAGGTTGATATATGAAATCAGCATTTAATCCTAATTGTTCTTGTGATTTTGTTATAAATGTTTTATCAGTTCCATTTAATGTTATTTTTGTTATTGCTCCTATTTTGTTTTGACATATAAATGTTTTATTATATCCATCAGCAATTATTGTTTCACTTTGTGTTATATTTGCTATTACTTCATCACTAGTCATTATTTGTTTATTACGATAGTCTTTTGTAGAATAACTAAATGTCATATCTTGTATATCATAAGTTTTATAAAAAGTAGTTGTACTTTCTATTTGTAAACCACTAGGCATTAAACTTGGATCATAGAAATCTATTGCAACTGTATTCTCATCTATCATACGAGTAAACCATCTACTTTGAGTTATATCTGCTATATATTGGAATACATCATAAGCAGTTTTATTTAGAGTAGAGTAGGCATTTATTATGTCATTAGGATTAAGTAATTCTATATTTCCAACTACAAAACCATAATCACTTATAGAGCCTACTACTTGATTAATTGCTTCAGTAATAGTTTTACCTGTTATTACATAATTCAAAGTTTCTCCAGTTGATAAGAAATCTTTAAAATCAAGGATTTGTAAATCTATTCCATGAAATTCCCTAGGGTTAAGACTAATATTACCAGTATTTTTAGCAATACCACAAAATATTAAATCTTCTCCATCATATATAAGGCATTTAGAATAATCTAATGGAAACCACCATTGATTATAGTCTTTAGTTGTTTCCCAAGACATTGGATAACAATTTTTCAAGATAGTAGAAGAAGTAGATAACATCTTTTCTTTTATTTGGATGTCATTTTTACAAACTACTTCTTCATTATTAATTAATATTCTCATACACCAGCACCCCAGTTATAATCATTTTTAGCACCACCAGAGAATGTTTTTACATTTGCTACCATTTGACCTAGTGGGTCAGTTTCAAAGCTATTATATACATTTATTTCAGCCTCAGGACTATATGTAGAACCTATATTAGAAATATCAGGTTGTAAATCAAATGCACTCATTACAACTCCATTCATATCATCAATTGCATCTTCTACTGAGTCTAGATTTGTTTCAATACCTATTGCTAAACCTTGTGGAATATATTGACCTAGTCCATCTCTAAATAATTTTGATGGAGAATTGATACCAAAGAAATCACATATACCATCCCAAATATCTTCAAAGAATCCACTAATTTTATCCCATAACCAATTTGCAACTGAACAAATACCATCCCAGATACCTTCTACGATACGAACGCCTATGTCTGCAATACTTTTTAGTCCATCCCATAACCAATTAAAGATATTTTCAGGTATAGACTTAATCCATTCCCATAATTGACTAAACATAGAACATATACCATCCCATAGACTTGAGATAATATTTGCACCAACTTCGATTATTTTGCCTAGTGCTGAAATTAGCCCAGTTACTATGCCTACAATAATTTGAGGTGCCATTTCAATTATTTTTGGAATACCTTCAATTAAACCATTGATTAATGCTTCGATGATTCTTGGAATGGCCTCGATAAGTTTTGGTATGGCATTTATAATTCCAGTGATTAAGCCCAAGACTAATTTTAAACCACATTCTATTAATAAATCTACATTTTCAAGTATAGATAATAATCCTTCTATTAATGCATCTATAATAGTAGGTATCATATCAGGTAATGCTTCTGCAATTGCCATTATAATT